ACGACTCTCCCTCGGGCTCGCCACCGCCGACGTCCCGCAGGCCGAAGCGTACCGCGTCGCTGCCGCGCGCTTCGGGGCGGGCGCCCTCGCTCCTCGCGCGGCTGAAGGCCGCTGCGAAGCTCTGACCGACCTCGCTGACCTCTTCATCGCAGCCCACGTCGACCGGTGGGCGAAGCGCCAGCGCGAAAACGCCGCCTACCGCCTGAGCGCCTTCCTGCGCGACCTCGACACCCAGGGCGTGCGGTCCATCACCGCGATCACCGACGACGTGCTCACGCGGTGGGTCCGCGAAGAGCGCGCCCGCCCCGCACGCGGTGGCGAGCCCATCACCGCCGCGACCATCAACCGCACGATCCAGGTGGCGCGCGCGATGGCCCGGTGGGCCGCGTCGAGGCGCCCGCCCCTCTGCGACGCCGGCGCCCTCGGCGCGTGGCGGAACCTCCCCGAGATCGCCCGCAACCGCGACCCGCTGATCCCGTCCCCCGCCGAGTGGGCGCAGGTGGTGCGAGAGCTCGAGCGAGAGCCGTCCCCGCGCGACACCGCCGAGGGCCGCGCCCGAACTGCGGCGAACGCCCGCGGCGTGGCCGTGCTCGTGGCCGTGGCAGTGCAGACCGGCTTGCGCGTGGACGAGCTGCGGCACCTGCGCGCCGAGGACATCGGCGCCGACGTGGTGAGCGTGCGCGCGTGGGGCGAGTGGCGCCCGAAGAACCGCGAGGAGCGATCCGTCCCCGTGCCGCCCGCGGTGGCAGACCTCGCGCGCGAGCTCGCGGCGTGGCGCACAAGGGCCGTGGGGCTCAACGGGGAGAAGCTCGCCCTGGGCGGCCACTGGATCGAGGCGCGCATCACCCCGGCCTGGGAGCGCGCAGGCCTGCCCGGTGATGCGCCGGGGATGCACGACGCGCGGCGGACCTTCGCCACGGAGATGTCGCGGCGCCCCGGCGTGTCCCTGCGCGACGTGCAGCGCCTGCTCGGGCACAGCGACATCGCCACGACGCAGCGCTACCTCGGGCGGTACAGGAGCGACGCCGAGAGGCCCGCGGTCGACATGGGCCTGGCCTCGGTGCTCTCGGGCAGCGGCGCGGCCCCGGTGCTCCCCCTGCGGCGGCGGGGCTGACCGTGTACGCAACCGTGTACACAGCGGGATCGAGACTGCGCGGATTTCCGCGGGTTCGCGCTGCGTACACCGGAGAGCCTTGACCTGCGTGCGGAGGCTCTTTTCTCGGTACCCTCGGCGCGGATCGAACGCGCGACCTTCGGCTTAGGAAGCCGCTGCGACACGCGCGGAAACAGCTTGTGGGCTAGCGTTTTGCGCGGGTCGTGTCCGCATCCGTGTACACAACGGGGCTTTGACGCGATGCGTCCGCGTCGAGCACCACCCGCGCCGCCGCCCACGCCGCCCGCATCACCGCCACGCGCTCGCCCTGGGTGTGGCACGCGCGCATCACGGGGTCGAGGGCAGCGGCGAGGCGGGCGAGGGGATCCACGGCGGGGAGTGTCGCAGATCCCGGCGGACCCCGGCGGGGTATCGCCCCAGGGCCTTGCGTGCGGTGTTGGGTGAGCGTGGGGCGAATCAGGCGAGCCAGCCCGCGCGCCAGAGGGCGAGCGTCGACCGGCTCACCCCGAGGCGGCGGGCGGTCTCCGCGGGGCCGTGCTCCGTGATGGCCGCGAGCACCTCCGCGCGGGCGCGGGCGACCGCTGCCGCGACGTCGCGTCGGGTGCGCGCGGAGAGGGGGGAGCCGTCGGGCTCCTGGGCGCTGGCGAGCACCGCGAGGGCGCCCGCGAGGGTCGGGGAGGGGCGGGACATCAGCCGCAGGCGCGGTCCCAGGCCGCCTCGACCAGCGCGTCGATGGTCTCGGGCGCATCCGAGGGCGCGTCGACCTCACCGAGCACGTCGTAGCTCCGGCCGCGGGCGACGATGCGCACGGCCTCGCCGTCGAGCTCCCCGCGGGCGTCGAGGCGGGTCTCGTGCGACGTGGCGCGGCTGACCTCGACCTCGGCGCCCGGGAACACCTTGACCAGCTCCGCGGCGAAGCGCGCGGTGTCGATGAGGTCCGCCGAGTGCGGGTCGAGCGAGACGGTGACGGTGGTGATGGCGGCGAGGATGGCGCTGGTGCTGTGCATGGCGGGTGCTCCTGTTCGCGGGGCGCTCACTGCGCCGCCGACACCCATTCAATACGTCCTAATATTAGGACGCGCAAGCCCCTTCGCGACGATTCTTTCCCGGCCGCGTCGATTCCGCCCCGATCACGGGACGCGCGCGGGGCGGCGGATCTGACGCACGAAAGCCCCGCCACCCGGTGAGGGGCGACGGGGCGAGGTGTCGGCGGGAGCTCCGCGCGACGGGTGCGGGTCGTGGGGGGGTGTCGCCGCCGCGGAATGCGGGGCGACGCGGCGGGGTGGCGCGGGCGGGGAAGCGAAGCGTTCGCGGGGTGGCCGCGAGTCCCAAGACGTTGCAGCGCAGCGAGATGGAGCGCGGTTCGCTTTTTGGGCGATCGTCTGAGGCGTTCTCGCGACGCGAACCATTCGACATCTTCGAAGGGTTGCGCAGCGCGAAGGTGTAAGGCCCGCTTACACGTTCACCACCGCCCGCAGCGTGCCCCGCGCCGGTCGCGCCGCCAGCATGCCGCAGCCCAGCCCGCACCGACGGCGGCGAGGGCGAAGGCCGCAGGCCAGCGCGTGACGGCGTGGTCCCCGAGGCGGTGCAGCGCGCGGGAGACGCGCGGGCGGTGGCGCTCCGGGGCAGCGTGGTGCACGACGGCGGCGCCGAGGCCCGCGAATTCGGCGAAGGTCGAGGCGGGGCGGCCGATCATCAGTCCCTCACCCCCGCGTCCCACGCCCTGATGCTCGGGTGGACCTGCGGCGCCGGTCCCCGCAGCGGATCGGGCACCAGCGGCTCGCACGCCCGCGTCACGGCGATCACCGCGGCGAGGGCGAGGAGCAGCCCGGCGACGGCCTGGGTAAGCGGGTCGCGGGTCACGTCAACCCCATCGCGGCGCAGGTCATCGGCCCCGCGACGCCGTCCGCGTCGAGCCCGTGTGCGGCCTGCCAGCGGGCGATGGCCCCGGCGCTGCGACCGCATTCCCGCCGCGCCGTGAGCACGACCTCGAGCGCGCGCAGCCCCGCCTCGTCGCACCGGGTGGGGAGCGCCCACGCGCGGACGGTGTCGGCCGCGTCGAGCACGATGGCCGCGCCCGCGGTGGTGAGCGAGTGGACCTGCCCGTAAGGCGTCCACCCCGCGCCGCCGGGCGCGAGTTCGGGGCGGCAGTCGCCTGCGGCCACGAGGCGCAGGGCGTCGGCGGTGTGCGCCCGCAGGCGCGCCCGCGCATCGGTGTGCGTCTCGGGCGCGGCGTCGGAGGGGTCGACGGCGTAGACCTGCGGCGCATGGAGGTCCACGCCCCCCGTGCCGAGGAAGGCCCGCCAGGGGAGCCGGTGGAACCGCGCGTGGTCGTGCGAGGTGAGGCTCACCAGCGCCCGCGGAGCCCCGCGGCGCACGGCGGCGATGATGCCCGTGGCGAGCTGGGGCAGCAGCTCCGCGTCGCCGGGAGCGTCGATCACCCAGTCGTTCAGGTTGGCCTGTCCGCTGCGCTCGCCGTTGATCTCCACGACCTCGGCGCCGAGGTCCGCCGCGCCCTTGGCCCACCGCTCCGCGATCTGCGTGGCCGCGAGCACGCCCTGCGTTCGCGCGACGCGCACGAGGGGATTGGCCCCCCACGCGCTCCACACGCGCAGCCCGAGGGAGCGCGCGAGGTCGTAGAGCGGGCGCTCGTCGCCGTTCACAGGGTCGTGGATGCACGCGACGAGGTCGCCCGGGGCCGCGCGGCGGGCGAGGCGCTCCAGCATGTGCCGCACGGGGCCGAGGGAGGCGCGCACGCCACCGCCGGGCCACACCGTCACCACCACCGCAGGTGCGAGGGGCCCGCTCACGGCAGCACCGGGAGGCCCTGGACCCCCGCCTCGGTGAGCACCCGCACTGCGCGCCGCAGCCCCTCCACGGGCGGGCAGAGCCCGTCGAGCAAGGTGAGGGCGTGCGAGTGCAGGATCGCCCGCGCGTCGACCACCAGGCGATCGTCGGCGCCGTAGGCGCGCAGCCCCTCGGCAAGCTCGGCGGCGTGCGCCACCGGGTCGACCCCGCGGCACCACAGCCCGAAGGCGAGGTTGCAGGCGTAGGCCGGCGCCTCGGCCCCGAGGCAACGCTCGTCGGCGCGAATCAGGTAGACCAGCGGGTGCATGATCCCGCCCGCGTCGCCCTGCAGGATGTGGGTCCACTCGTGCGCGAGGGTCTTGACGGTCTCCTCGGGCGACTCCAGCGCCGCGGGGGAGAGCGAGATCAGCGGGCGCGAGGTGAGCTTCGCGAGGGCCGCGAGGGCTTCCCCGCCGAGGGAGGTGAAGGGCGCGAGCGCGACGCCGCCGAGGGTGAGCAGCTCGGGGAGCGGCGAGGGCAGCGCCGGGAAGGCCACGCTCACGAAGCGCGCGGCGTGCTCGCGCGGCCAGCCCTTGCCCGCGAGCTGCGCGAGCGAGAGCACGTCGAGCACGAGGGCGCGGTCGGGGCTGTCGGGGGTGACGACGTTGACGCCCGTGGCCTCGATGGCGCGGCGCAGGGCGTGAGCGTGCGAGGGGAGGATCACGGCGGTCACAGCGCACCTCCATCCGAGGCGACGCCAGCGTCAGCGCGCCCGCAGTAGGCGCGGCCCTCGCGCACGAGGCACACGCCGCCGACCTGAGCGCAGGTCACGACGGGATCACCCGACGCGCGCCACGATCGGCCCTCGCCGTCGCAGACCACAGGCGTGTCGCCCTCGCACCGCTGCGACGCAGGGGTGCAGTCGCGCGGGCGAGGGCACCCGGTGAGCACCGCGCCCACCGCGGTGGCGCAGAGCACCGCGACGCAGATCGCCAGCAGCGCGCCCACGCGCACGGCGCCGCGCTGGGGGTCGCTCGGGGGCGGCGGGGCCTGCGTCGCGCGCTGGACGGTGTCCGCGATCTGCAGCGCACGCGCGGGGGCGCGGCCGGTGACGATCTGCCCGAGGGCGCTGAGCGCCTTGGCCGGGTCGAGGCCCACCGCGCGCAGCAGGCGGATCACGCCCTGCCACCGCGGGGAGGTCTCACCGAGCGCGACCCACGCCTCGGGCGTGCGCGAGCGCAGCACGATCACGAGGAGCGCGGAGACGATGGGCCACAGCGACGCCGCGTGGTCCGAGAGCCATTGCAGGAGCTGAGACGAGGTCATGGGGTCACTCCAGTGACGCGCGCCACGAGGGCGCGGAGGTCGTTGCGGGAGAAGGGCTTTGGGAGCGCGTGGGTGTGCACGAGCGACGCGGCGATCTCGCGCAGCACGTGCGGGTCGAGGCCCGAGGCAAGCACCAGCGGGATCCGCGCGCGCACGCGGTCCCCGGCGCGGTCCATCGCGATCCGCAGGGACGTGGCCGCGAGCATCGGCGCCGCGTCCGACGTGCCGCGCAGGTCGCAGAGCACGACGTCGGGCACGACCCACGCGAGCACCGCGAGGGCTTCGTCGGCGTGCGCAGCGCGCTGGACCATCGCGATGCCGCGCAGGGCGTCGACGGCGAGGTCGGCGTGGCCGTCGTCATCTTCCACCACGAGGGCGTGGAGCATTGGTCACCTCGGCGCGGAGCGCCGCCATCGCTGTGTGCATCTCCGCGCGCAGCGTGTGCCGCGCCTCGGTCTGTCGGTGGTCCACGTCGAGGACACGAGAGGCGAGGTCGTTGACCTGGGCCTCGACGCGCGTCACCCGGTCGCGCTCCGCATCGGCCTTCGCACGCGCCTCGGCGGCGGCCACGTCGTGCGCGCCGATCTTCGCCGCCACCGCGTCGAGGGTGGTGCTCATCTTCGAGACCGTGTCGATGAGCGTGCGCAGCGTGGTGCTCATCGTCGCGTCGGTCACGTCGTGGCGCTGCGCCGCATCGGCCGTGCGCTCCAGCACGCGCCCGTCGGTGTCCTGTCGCTGCGCGCGGCCGCCCCACCGCGCGACGATCGCCGAATAGGTCGCGAGGACCGCTGCGGAGGCGAGCACGGCCTGCAGCCAGGGCGGCATCACAGCCCCCGCGCGAGGCGCGGCCCATCGGCGCGCACGTCGACGCGCGGGGGCACGAGGGGCGTGCGGTGGTCGCGCACGAGCACGCGCAGGCAGAGCCAGAGCGCGGCGGCGGTCACGTCTCGACCTCCATCGTGAGCGCCAGCGTGGCGCTGGAAACGGCGCTCTGCCCGTAGCTTTCCAGCGCGACGTGCACCACGAGATCGCTCGTACCCATCGAGCCCACGAGCGTCGTCGTGGTGGCCTGCGTCTGCGTGTCCACGTTGATTGCCGTCCACGCAGTGGGGCGCGTGGTGCCCGTGGTCGCGCCGTGTTCGAAGCGCACGCGCGGGCCGCCGTTCTCGATCTCCCAGGTGACGCGGACCCAGCGGTCGGTCCCGAGGAGCGGCGAGCCGTTCGTGGTCGCGAGACCCGTGTACGACGCGGCGTTGCTGTTCGAGCGCATGTTGCCGCACGTGCAGACGCTGTTGTTGTCGGTCACCACCGCGCCGAAGAGCAGATCCGTCGGCGGCGACTGAGCCGCCCGCGCGAGCGACATCTGGAGGTAGCGAAAGCCTCCGGTCGTGAACGCGATCAACGCCGTCGAGCGCACGTAGAGCACCACGCGACGCGCGCTCCGAGGGATCGTGGGCGAGGTCCAGCGCCCCGCTGCGAAGCCGCTCGAATTCTGAAGCCGCGACGTCGAGCTCACGCCGAGGGTGAGCCGGCTCTCGTCGTCGACACCGCTGACGCTCGCGGTCGCGTCGACGCCCGCGCCGTTCGCCGCGGTCCCGTCGTCGGCGTAGTAGGTCGTGGTGGTGACGCTGCTCGTCGCCGCCGCGGCCCAATGCGGGAGGCCCGCGTCGGAGACCGTCAGGACCTGGCCCGCGGTGCCGGGGCTCACGGCGACGGTGGCCACCGCGTCGGCGGCGCCGGCGTCCTGCGCGGTGATGAGCGCGCCGTGCTGGGTGAGCCCCAGGCTCTGCGCGCGCTGCGAGCCCGACATCGAGGCGCCGAGGGCCACGAGGAGCGCGACGGAGACGAGGCCGGTCACGATCCGGCCGGGCGAGGTCCACTGGCTCACGGCGCACCTCGCACCGCGGCGGCGTAGAGCGACAGCGCGGCGGGCTCTGCGACGTCGTAGCCGTCTTCGAGGTGGCGCACCCGGAAGCGATCCCCGGTGGGCACCGGGAGGTGGAGCGTGGTGAGCACCTCCACGCCGCTGATGCCCGCGACCTCCAGCACGGGCGACGCACCCGGGAGCGGGAGGTAGCCCGCGGCGTCGACGGTGGCGCCGCTCACGTCGAGAGAGGCGCTCAGCGCCGGGACCCACGGCAGATCCTCGGCGGCCACGCCCGGGAGCGGGAGGCGCACCTCGGGGTAGAGGCGCAGCGTCTTGCCGCTGCCGTCCGCCTCGTAGAAGACGTGCAGGGCGACGAGGCTTTCGTTCGCGATGTCGAGCTCGGCGGACTCGGCAGCGGTCCCGGTGGGCGTGACTTCATCGGCGAGGCCGACGACGGCCCTCTTGTCGTAGAGCATGGGGGTGTGCGCTCCTCGCGGTGGGTCACCGCGGTGGGGGAGGTCGTGTGCGGGTCTTGCGAAGAGGGCGGGGCGCCGACGTATGGTCACGGCGATGCGTCACGCCCTCGCCCTCGCCCTGCTCTTCGTCGTCGCGTGCTCGAGCGCGCCCGCGCCCACCCGCTGCACCCCCGGCGCCTCGGTGGCGTGCGTCTGCCCCGGGATCGGGACCGGCGCTCAGGTCTGCGCGGCGGACGGGTCGAGCTACGGAGCGTGCGCGTGCGGGGTCGACGCCGGCGGCGACACGTCGGTCACACCAGGTGCCGACGCGACGTCGGGAGACGTGGTCACGACGGACGTGGTGCAGTGTCAGCCCGGCGCGTCAGAGCAGTGCACCTGCGGCAGCGGCGCGCTGGGGATGCGTGCGTGCGAGGCGTCGGCGCGGTGGGGCGGGTGCAGGTGCGGCACGCCGTTCGACGCGGGGCCCGCGGCGGATGTCGTGGATGCCGCGGTGGCGGACGTGGGGCCGAACCGCGGGACGCTCCATCAGGCGTGCCGCGTGGTCGGCACGCCGTGTGCGGACGGCTCCGAGTGCCTGCCAGCGCTCGGTTGGGACCGGGAAGACTCGCCGCGCGGCATCTGCGCGTACAGATGCACCGGGCTTCCGTTGCCGCCGCCGTGCGTCGAGGTCACAGATGCGGGTGTTGGACAGGCCTGCGCAGTTCGAGTGAACCAGCCCGGTCAGTGCCTTCGGAGGTGCTCTGGTTCGAGTCGGTGTCTCCCGTCTACTCGATGCGGACCCGTTGTGCTGAACCCCGGAGAGCCCGCGTCTAGCATCTGCATCCCAGAGACCGATCCCTGACGGCTACGCCCGCGCAAGCGCGTCGGGGTCGACCGTCGCAACCTGCCCCGACGAGAGGGTCGCATCGGTCGACGGAGAGGTCGCGAGGTCGAGGTCGCGGATCTTTCCCTGCAACGCGCCGTAGACCGCGGCCTTGATGCCTGCCTCGTCGACCGTCACCGGGTCGCTCGCGCTGCTGATGGAGAGCGCCGCGAAGTACGCGGTGATGGCGCTCTTTGCCGCGGTGAGGTTGTCCGCCGTGTTCTGTCCGGTCTTGAAATAGACCGTGCCGGTGATGGTGAACTCCACCTCCGTCGCGTTGCTCAGCGTCGGCGTGTCCGTCAGCGGCTTGCGCGCGTCCACGTACGCCTGCGCGGCGGCGAGCTGCGGCGCGGTGATGTTCTCGTCGGCACCGCTCACCCAGATGGGCACCGCGCCCGTCCCGGGGATGGTGTCGAACGCCACCTTGGTGATGGCGCACGACACGCCGCCGTCTTCGACCGGTGTGCCGTCCTCCGTGGCGTTCAGGCACCAGTATCGGTAGGCCGCCTGTGTGCCCTGGCCAACGGCCAAGATCGACCATTTGTCCATGCACCGCTGGCGCAGGGAGTCGTCGCTCTCGCGGTCGCGAGCGGTGTTGCTCAGAGCCGCACCCGTGATGGTCACGCCGGGGAGCGCGGGCGACACGATCACGCTGGGCGTTGCGGTGTTGCCGCTCGTGCCCTTGCGCTGCGCCTTCACGGTGATGGACGCAGTCGAGCCGAGGGGCACGACGACGTTGCCGGTGTTGGTGCTCTGGAACCGCACGCCGCCCGACGACGCGACCACGAGGGCGCCCGCGCCGATGGTGTACGGCCCGATGCCCGAAGCCGCTTCGAGCGTGAAGGTCCACTCCGCGAAGGTCGCCGGGATGCGCGACTCGTCGAAGCGCTGCTCCGCGAGGATGTCGAGCCACGACGCGGTCTCTTCCTCATCGGCCTCGTCGAGCCCCTCCGCGGTCGAGAGGAACGCGCCGTTGGCGAGGCTCGCCACGGTGGTGTCGAGGTCCGCGAGCGCCGACGCGTCGCCCTTCACGAGCGAGCGCGGGACGCTCCCCTCCTGCCAGTCGGCCACAGGGAAGCTCTCGGCGGTGAGCTCCGCGAGAAGCTCCGTCTGGAGCGCGTTCTCCGTGCGCGCGGTGACGAGGTCTGCGAGGTCAGTCGGCACGGATCACTCCTGGAAGCCGAGCACGTCGAGGGTGAGCGCCGGGTAGTCGGTGCCTGACGACGTGCTCACCTGATACTGCACGTCCTGGTTGGTGTCGGTCTCCAGCCACACCACGCGCTCGACGGCGGGCCACTGCGTCCCCGTGCCGCAGTTCGCGCCGACGACGCCGCCCACGGTGCCGCCCTTGCGCCGCAGCGTGGCGCCGCCGATGGCCGTCGACACCGCTGTGTTGGGAGCGAGGTAGATCCCGAGCTCCGCAAGGCGCGAGTGCGGGGGCACCAGCGACGAGAGGTCGACGTCGGTGTAGCTCGTCGCGCCGCCCGCCGAGAGCGCGCGTAGGGCCGTCGCGCCGAGGTCCGAGACCCGGTAGGAGTAGCGCCCGCGGTACGCCGTCACCGCGATGGGTGCGCCGCCCGAGGTGGTGCGGAAGCACCCGATGTAGCGCCGCAGGGCGTCGCCGCCCGCACTCTGCCAGAGGCCCGTGGCGTCCGGCGCGGTGGTGTTGATCAGGAACTTCAGCGTCGTGGTGCCGTCGCTGTACGCGTAGACGTAGTACCAGGTGCTGTTGCTCAGCGACGCGGGCGCGCCTTCGACGTCGCCCAGGTCCAGTGTGGTCTCGGCGGCGACGGTGTACGGCCGCCACGTCCCCGAGGAGTCGCGCACGCACAGCGAGCTGATGGCGCCGATGGTGACGGCGAACACCGTGCTGGTGCCGCCCGGCGAGACGCCGAACCGCTCCGCCGCGAGGTGCTGTCCCCAGAGCCCGCCGCGGGCGTAGTGCGCGCGGTCGAGGGCCACCTGGAACGCGGCCTCGACGACGCCTGCGTCGAGGTCGTCGCCGTCCTCCGGGACCGTTGCCGCGCCCGAGGTGTACTGCGCCGTGGTCGTGATCGTCGTGCCCATTCAGATTCTCCAGCGAGTCGTTGCGCCGCCCCAGACGGCGGGTGATCCCCAGGTGCCGCCCGCGCCCCAGACCGAAGGGTCCGTCGAGCCGAGCACGAGCCAGCCGATGTCGCGGGCGTTGCTCACGCTCCGCAGGAAGCGCCGCATCCGGCGCGCGTCGTCGCGCGAGGCGTCCGAGCCCCACGTGCCGGTGCCCCATGTGTCGGGTGCGCCCCACGACCGCGAGGCGAAGCCGTACCCGAAGGTGAAGGCGAACCACTGCGCCCAAGGCGTGCGCCCGAGCTGTGTCGCGGTGCGCACCTCGATGGTGGGGAAGCCCAGCAGCCCCAGGGCCACGGTGAGCCCGTCGAGGCGCCCTGCCTGCGGCCAGAACCGCCACGCCTGCCGCACCCGCGCGCGAATGGAGGCGTCGGTCTCGCCCGGGAGGCGCTCGAGCGCGGCGTCGGCGAGGTGCCGGTCGAGGGCATCGGCGGGCGCGCGCCCCGGGAACCCCGCGAGCACCGCATCGCGGGCGCGGGTCACCGTGGTGTCCTTCTGCCGGCCGAGGGCCGCGCCCCACTTCTTGCCCCACGTCCCGCGGTGTCCCGGGGAATGGGTGTCGCGCTGGTAGCTCTCGAAGGTGTCGCTCATGCGAGCTCCGCGGCGATGACCTCGGCGGTCACCGCGGCAATGGCGAGGGTGAGGCGCAGCGGTGTGGTGTCGCCCACGAGGCGCACGCGCCCCACGAGGCGCAGCACGTCGTCTGCGAAGGTCGCGACGAGGGAGACGTCGTCGACGCGCTCGTCGCGTCGGAGCTGCGTCGCGGCGGCCGTCTCCAGCGCGCGCAGGGCCCGCGCGTCGATGGTGTCGTTGGTCCACGCGCGAACATCGAGGCCGTAGAGCGGCTCGCCCAGGAGCCCGCCGCGGGGCGTGACGAGGCGACGCAGCAGCGCCTGCGCGACGGCCGTGCGGCCCGTAACCACCCGGAAGTATGGGTCGAGGTCCGGCAGGCCCGTGGCGCTGTCGATGGGGGTGTTGATGTCCGCGGTTCTCACGGGATCCTCAGCGCGTCCGAGCCGCCCGACACCGCGCCGATGGCGCCCGAGGGTGGGGGCACGCCCGTCGCGAGCTGCACGGCGTTGAACCACGCGGAGAGGGCCGCGCTGGCGTTCACGGCCTCGCCGTCGCGCGCGGCCTTCGTGGTGCTCCCGTTGACCTTCACGGTGGTGACCGTGGAGGCCTCCCAGAGCGTTGCCACGGGGCGCGCCGGGTCGCCCGCCTCGAAGCCCAGGAGCACCCGCGCGCCGGTCGGGACCGTCAGCGTCACGCCCGGGAGGCCCGTGCGGATCGGCACGCCGGTGCAGGGCGCAACACGCGCGGAGTCGTCGGGCACGAGATCGAGGGTGCCGTCACCGCGCTGCGCGACCACGCGGGCGGGGTAGAGCGCGTGATAGTCCGTGCGCCGGGTGAGCGCTGCCACGAGCCGTGAGAGAGCATCGAGGAGCCGCCCGGAGGTCTTCTCCGAGGGCTCCGCGAGCACGACGGCGCGGGCGGCGTCGGCGTCGAGGCGCAGCTCCAGGCACCCAACGCGCGCGGTCACGCCCTCGCCGGGCACCGAGAGCGTCAGCCCGGGGAGCACCGCGAGCAGCGCCGCGGGAGCGCCCGCGAGCTCGTAGCGCCCGACCTCGGGGTGCTGGCCTACGACCTCCACCGAGGGAGTGACCTCGGCCCAGGTCTCGGCGCCCACCCAGACCGTGCCGTCGAGCAGCACGCGCCACGAGAGCCCCGCGGCCCGTGCGACGTCGCCCACGGCCTGCGCCGCCGTGCCCGCCGCGCGGTGCCAGCGCGTGACCGACTGCGAGAGGTCCGCCGAGGTCGCCGAAAGCGTCTCCCCGGCCTCGCGCAGGGCATCGGCGAGGGCCACCGCGAGGGTGGTGGTGTACTGCGCCACGGGCGGGATGGCCTCGGGCAGACCCGCAGACCCGCCGACGAGGCGCCCGCTCCACCGGCCGTAGGCCACGCCGCCCCGGTGCACCGCGCCGCGCAGGGTCACGCCGTCGAGCACCAGGTCTTGCGCGCCGACGAGATCCTCCGCGGTGTCGACCACGACGTCGGCCACCCACACGCCGAGGCGCGGGAGCAGCACGGTCGCGCGCAGCACCGGGAGGCCGTTGAGGGTGAGGTCCATCGGTCAGGTCGGGGGGCGCGTCGCGGCGCCCTGCGAGGGCGGCGTCGGGATCGGGTTGCGCGCGTTCACGGCCGCAATGCGCGAGTCGATGTCGTCCGGGGTCGCCGCGTCGGCCGCGGCCGGGGTGCGGGTCGCGCTGGCGGCGCGCGCCGGCGGCGGGCGGTATTCGTGGCAGGACAGGGACAGCGTCGTGAGGTTGGTGTCGTCGACCTCGGGGCCGTCGACCTCCGTCACCAGCACCTGCGTGATGCCGTGGAACGCGAGCGCCGGGTGCTCCACCGCGACGGCGTTGTGCCGGGCGGTGCGGGCGACGGGGAACACCCGCTCCGCGATGGCCTCGAGCTGCGCGACACCGGCCTCGTCCCACGCCTTGAGCGTGAGCTTCGGCTTCGCGAGCTCGCGGCCGTGGATCGACACGGTGGCGCCGTTCGCCCCTCGACGGTTCCGCTCGTCGACGCGCACGCTGCGCTTGGCGCCCGTGACCTCGACGACGCCGAGGAAGCGCACGCCCGCGATGGTGAGCTCGTCCCAGGCGTCGCCGCCGGGTGCTCCGGGGAAGGGGAGCGCCACGGTCAGCCCACCGTCAGCGCGGCCGCGTCGAGGCGCCCGGCGAAGAAGTCCGAGAGCCGGTCGACGAGGGTGTCGGCGAGGTCGTCGTCCGACTGCCCGCGGCCGTCGATGTTGATGGTGATGGACACCGGGCCGCGCCCGAGGCCACCGGCCGCACCTGCGCCGCCCGAGAGCATCCCCGACACCGCCGACGAGACGTCGGGTGCGCCGCGGTTGAGCCCCACGGTGAAGCCCTCGGCGCTGTACGCGCCGAGCTCCGCGAAGACGCGCGACGGAGAGCGGATCCCGAGGGCGTCCCTCGCCGCGCCGACGATCCCGCCCGCGAAGCCGGTCACCGTCTCGCGCGCCGAAGCGATCCCCGCCGTGATGCCCTGGCGGATGCCGTTCACCAGCGCGGTGCCGATGGCGATGGCGAGGTCACCGATGCGCGCGGGGATGCTCGTGATGGCCTCGACGAACTGCGCGAAGCCCGCACCGAGGATCGTGAGCACCACGAAGAACTCCCCGAACGCGACGGTCAGCCGCACCGAGAGCCCCACGATGTAGCCGAGGCTCTGCGCGAAGAGCATCGCCGTGGCGGTGATGGAATCCATGTCGGTGTTGCCGTCGCGGAACGACTGCAGCATGGGGGCGATGCCCTCCATGAAGCCTTCGAGCGCGGGACCCGCGAGCGCGCTCACGAAGCGCACGACGAGCGGGAGGATGCGCGCGAGCTCCCGGGTGAACAACTCGACGTTGTCGCGCGAGAAGATCGTCGCGAAGGTCTGCCCGCCCGCGTTCAGGATGCCCGCAAGGGCACGCCGCAGCGCCTGCCCCGCCTCCGACGAGCCGTTGAGCGCGTTGCCGATGGCAAAGAGGCTGTCGCGCATCGCGCTGAGCCCCGAGAGGTTCTCCAGCCCGATGCTGGTGATCATCCCCAGGGGCGCACTTTCGAGGTTCGAGAGGGCGCCGCCGAGGCTGTTGCCGCGCTCCGCGGCGAACCCGCCGAGACGCTGCCCCGTCAGCCCCTGCAGCTCCTGGAGGATCGCTTCTTCCGCGTGCGCACCCGTGATGCGCCCCTCGCGGCGCGCGGCGTCGACGCGGTTCTGGTAGGCGAGGTCGGTTTCGCCCGCGTTGCGGTTGATGCCCGCGAGACGAGCGGCGCGCAGGGTCACCGCGGTGCGGTTGAGCCCCGCGGCGCCAGCCGTCTGCCGGATGTCCTCGTCGCGCGCCCGCGCGCTCCCGTGAAGCTGCGAGAGCCCCAGCACGAAGCGCGACTGCGCCGTCGGGTCGTTCGCCTGCAGCGCCTGCACGTCGAGGGAGGCGGCGTTGACGCGCTCCCCCTGACGCCCCGAGTAGCCCGCGGCGGCGATCTGCGTCGACGCCTGAATGGCCGCGGCCTCGTCGGCGGGCGTCTGCCGCGCCACGGCCTGCGCCCGGCGGTACGCGGCGGCGCCCACCTGCTGGATGGACCCGGCGCCGCGGGTGCCTCGGCCACCGAGCACCGCGCCGAGGGTGGTGACCGCGCTCTCGCGAAACACCGCCATCTGGAGGATCCAGCGGCCGATCTCGACGCCAACCATCGCGAAGCCGCCGACCATCGCCGCGGCCGTCGCCGTGATCGCGGCTGCGGTGGAGGCAATGGTGCTCAGCACGCCAAAGGTGCCGCGCATCAGCCCGGCCTGCGTGCGGTTCTGCTCCCGCATGTCGCGCACTGCGCTGCGACGGTTTCGCTCCGCGTCGCGGGCCTGCCCCTGTTCGAGGCGCCACTGGTGCATGGTGTTGCGGCCCACGTCGCGCATGTGCCGCCGCCAGCCGCGCTCGCTACTGGCCTTCTCGCGGTCAGCGTTCCGCTGCGCGCGGTCGGCGTCGCGCTGGGCCTTGCGTGCGTCACGGTCCGCGGCGCGGCGGGTCGAGGCCTGCGCGCGCTCCGCGGCCACCCGCACGCGGCGCTGGGTCGCCTCGTCGGTCGAGAGGCGACGGTGCCCCACGCGCTGGGTCTCGACGGTGCGCGCGGCGGCGCGGGCCACCTGGCGCTCGCCGGCCACACGCCGCTGCACGCCCGACGCGGACGAGAAGCGCCCGAGCGTGGCGTTGAGCCGCGAGCTGGCGCCGTCGACGTTCTCCAGGGCGGCCTGGAGCGACTGCAGGTCGCGGCGCAGGCGCTGGGCAGCACGCTGCGCACGGTCCCCCTTCAGCTCCAGCGTCCACGTCGTCTTCACTTCGGTGCGGCCTTGGCGAGTCCCTGGATGAGCGCGTCGATGCCGAGCGCCATCCGGGCAATGAGGGTTGCCCCCGCGCGCGTCTCAGGGGACGCGGTGCTGGGGTCGTGGTGCAGGAGGGACAGCAGGCAGTCGGCCGCGACGGATTCGTCCCGCGCGGCCTCCTGCGCTAGCTCGTGGCTTTTCCCAGGATCACCCGGGCCTTGCCGTCGATGCCGTTGAAGAGCTCAGCGCCGAGCTCGTCGGCCGCGCCGGGCTCCTCCGCGGCGAAGGCGTCGAACGCCGCGGCGCTGGGGTGCACGAGCAGCGAGCGCGCGAGGTTGATGTTGGCCATCGCCACCACCTCGGGCTTGGTGAGCACCTGCAAGCGCGCGGCCTTGCTCCGCTTCCAGTCGGCGTGCGCGCCCTTCTTGAAGACGAAGGCCCCGTGGCCCTCAACGAAGAAGCCGCGCAGGGCGCCGTGCTTGGGCTGCAGGTCGGCGAGGAGCTTGTCGAGCGCGGCCCGGGCCTCGTCGTTCTGCTCCGTCTCGGTGAGCTGCTCGTTCTCGGTGTTCTCGATGTCGTCCATGGTCACACCGTGATCGGCGAGACGCCGTTGATGAGGATGCCGAGGAAGCTGAACGGGATCGCGTGCTCGATGGCGTCGACGCCTTCCTCGGCGCCGCTGTTGCCGTCGCCCAGGAAGCGCACGCCCTGCAGCGTGTCGGTGTGCACCGGCTGGTCGTCGCCCTCGGAGTACGTGACCGTGATGGTGTGCGTGGCGTCAAGCCAGCCCGCGGTGGCGAGCTCGCGGTAGTCGGCCTCGTAGACCGTCAGCGTCCCGTCTTCGAGGGTGAGTCGGCCGCGGGTGCGGCCGCGCGGACCGCGGCGGCCCATGACCTTGCCCTCTTCGAGCTTGTACCCGTACTGGATGCCCTTCGCCTCGATGACGGCGCCGCCGTTCTGGCGGATCTCCATCGAGGCGTAGCTGTAGAACTTCCCGTTGATCAGCGCGCCCATGTGATCACTCCGAGGTCAGGCCGATCGTGGCCGTGATGGTGGTGGCGTAGCCCTTCGGCCGGATGCGCAGCTTCGCGCGCAGGTTTTCCGTCGAGAGCAGGTTGTCGGTGCGGTTCACCTGCGCGGTGGCGGCGCTGGCAAGGTTGGTCTCCACCATCGCGTTGCGCATCTCGCCCGTGAGGTAGGCGTCGACGGCGCTCGCGTCGCGGCGGTCGATCACGCCGCCCGCCGCCGTGCGGAAGTCCCGGTTGACGAGGTTCTGCAGCCGGTTGATCCCGACCCGCGAGCCCTCGACGATCACGCGCACGTTCATCACGAGGCGGTAATCGCTCCCGGCCTGCGCCATCGTGGTCGACGTGGCGAAGTAGCCCGCGCGGCCGTTGAAAGACTGTGCGCCCATGAAGCGGCCCGTCGGGAGCGCCGTGAGCACGCGGAGGTCGTGGATCAGGTCCCCCTGCTCGATGCCCTCCAGCGCGCCGCTGTCCACGCGCCCGGGGTGCTCCGCGAGGCCGCTCCCGGCGCTGGTCTCGCGGAGCTTCGCGAGCCGCGGGCCGATGACCCACGCCACGGGCCGACGGATCTTCGAGCCGTCGAGGGCCACGAGCATCGCCGCGCCCGCCGTGATCGCCACGAGCTTCGAGTCGAACGCGTTGAACCCGGGCGACGCACCGAGCAGGGCCGTCTGCCACGCGCTCGAGGTCTCGCCCTGCAGCGTCGCACCCTGGTCACGCGCCGAGGCGAGGCCCCAGCGGTAGATCCCCGACGAGGCGAGGCCCTCGATGCTGGTCTTCAGCGTGGCCGCCGTGGTGGCGGTGACCGGCTCCGCGATGTGCGGGAACTCGTGATCGATGGAGCCGGCGGCCAGCGCGTCGAGCGCGGCGTCGAGCGTCGTCGCGTCCCACTCGGGGGCCGCGGTCCAGAAGTGGTAGATGTCGCCCGCGACCATCGAGGCGGCGGAGAAGGTCGCGGTCAGCCCGCTGTTGCCCAGCACCACCGCGCGCGAGGTCGGCACGGGCTGCTCGGGCTGGTAGGTCACGCCGCCGTCGAGGCTGTAGCGCACGGCGCCGGTGCCGTCGCCCGCGGTGGCCGCCGCGCGGGTGACCTTCACCCGCACGTCGTAGGCGTCCACGGGCGTGCCGGAGAACGTCGGAACGCTCGCGCCCGTGGCCTCGGCGTGCGACGCGCCGTTGGCGCCGTAGGCCGTCCAGGTGTCGCCGTCGACAAAGGACCCGTCGGTCCACGCGAGGAGCAGCCCTGTGTCGCCGATCGCCGTGGCCGTCGCGCTCACGTTGGTGGCGTCGTCGGCGAACCAGTGCAGGCCGCCGTCGATGCTGATGCGCACCGCGGGGTTGTCGGCGATGTTGGCGCCCGCAGTGATCACCTCGACGAGCACCGCGTGCGGCGCCAGCGGGGTGCCCGACAGCACCGGAACCGCGGTGGAGGTGTTGCCCCCGGCCGCGCTCAGGGTGCCCGCCGCAGCGGTCCCGGCGCCCTCCGTGGCGCAGCCCCCAGCGCGCGCGCCCGCGGTCACCGTGGCGGCCTTGCAGGCGAGCACCGGGCCGCCGGCGATCTTCAGGTAGAGCGCGATGAGCTCCACCAGGCGCCCATGGCCGAACTCCGTGACGGCATCCTCCGAGCTGGAGATCAGCACGGGCTCGTCTTCGGTCCCCGACGAGGAGCACCCGACCACGGCGGGCGGGCGCGAGAGCACGCGGGAGGAACCGATCCCCCCGTCGATGATTTCGAGGTTGGCAGAGGCGAGCGTCATGAGGTTTCTCCGACCTGGAGTTGTCCGTCTGGGTCTGTCGCGCCCGTGGTGTCCGGGGCGACGGTGGCGATAGTCACGGTGGTGGGGGCAGGCAGCTCGTGCTGCGAGAACTTGAGGGAGACGAGCATCACGAGCTTCTCGCCCGCAGTCGTGGTGCCGGGCTGCGTCCACTCGCCCGCGGTGGTGTCCCACGCGCCCGGGGCGAGGGCCTGCAGCACGGTCAGGAGTCGCTCGCGCATCCCCTCCACGTCGGCGATTTCCTCGCCCCAGAGGTGGACCTCGCAGACCGTGTCGCAGGTGCGCAGGGACCGCTGCTGCGCGCGGTCACGGGTCGGCGCGGTGTAGGCATCGCGCACCGGCACCCAAACCATGCGCGGGTAGCTGCCCTGCGCATCGAGCTCGCGCTGTCCGAGCCCCGTCTGGAGCGTCGGGAAGGCCTCGACCATCGCCGCACGGATGAGCTCGTAGGTAGCGGTCAGCGCCATTGCGGGAGGGTGCTTTCAGCGGCGTGCGAGAGGCGCAGCCCCCACGTCAGCGGGAGGCGGCCCGGAGGCAGGAAGGGGCGGGCGGGGATGCGCGAGGTCCCGAGCTGGTGAAACTCGCCGATGCGCGAGGTCTTCCACACCGAGGTGGTGCCGACGATGACGCCGTGCGAGGCCCACGACCGCAGCGCGCCGGTCTTCACCAACGGCCGGCGCCCGGGGCGACTCCGCGACGGGCCGCGCTTCAGCGGCTTCCACGCCTGGCCCGAGGGCTCGCGCGAGCGGTCGAAGGTCTCGCGGATGAGCGCGTCGCCCGTGGTGCGCAGCGCCCCGAGCACGCGCGCAGGGCCCGTGCGCTCGAAGCGTTCGAGCTCGCGGACCAGGCCGTCCAGCGGATCGCCGGACTCTCGCAGGCTCACCAGCCGCGGGTCCGGTCGGAGCTCACCCGCGGCCCGCTGGCGCGTGCGTGGCGCGTCGCGGTCGGAGTGGTGTTGCCGCCCGAGAGTCGCACGCGACCCGCGGCCACGTCCTTGAGCCAGCTCGTGGCGGTGGCGGCGCGGGCCTCGATGGCGGCGTCCCCGCCCTTGTTCGGGTCGAAGCCGCGCGCGCAGAGCAGGTCCCACGCGGCGATGGCGCACACCGCCCGCGTCAGATCCTCGCCCCAGGCCGAGAGCGGGAGCGTGTAGCGCCCGCGCAGGTACCCGTCGGCGAGGACTGACGCGGCCTCGAGCGCGGCCTCCTGGATCGTCGACGACACCCCCGAGAGGGCGGCGGTGGCGATCCCGAGGCGCGCGAGGTCTGTGGTGGTGGCGTAGGCCATCGGTCAGGGGAGGATCAGGCCGAGGCCTTGAGCGCGAGGTGGAACGGGCCGTAGCCCGCGGCGCCGCGGGCGCGCACGCCGAACACGACCTCGTCGTCCCAGAAGACGTTGTCGTCGTCCTCGGCGTTCTTGAAGGTCATCTTCGGGGCGCTGCGCTCCATGAAGATCAGCGGCTTGATGCTGCGGGTCGTGTCCATCAGGTAGTAGGACGTGTCCGACCCGCCCGCGCTGGCGCCGAGCTCGGGGTACACCTTCACCTGGAGGCGGCCCTTCATGGTGTTGGTCTCGCCCGCGGCGGCCGTGTTCGACCCGAACACCTGCGCGAGGATGTCGCTGTTGATGATCGCGAGGGCCTCCTCCTGCAGCGCCGGGGGCACCACGAGGAGGTTGGGGCGCACGCGCAGGGAGCGGCCGTCCTCACCCACCCAGCCGAGCATCAGCTCGATGAGGCCCGCGAGGTTCGCCTTCGTGAGCGCCGTCGACGTCTGGAGGTTGTCGATGGTGCTGCCGCTCTTGAGGGCGTGGTCGTTCGCGAAGAAGGCCTTGCCGTCGAAGGCGAGGCCGGTCTCGCCCGCGAGGAGCGCCTCGAAGACGAGGTCATCGGGCCAGAGCGCGGTCTGCTCGCCCATGTCCATCACGAGGTGGTTGAACGCGCCGATGTTGTCGTCCTCGATCTCCTCCACGGGGATCCCCATAGTGAGCTCGAACTTCTCGGCCGTGACCTGGTAGTCGTAGGCCCTGCCGTTGATGACCTTGCGCTCGCCCTCCCAGCGCCGGAGCTTCCGGGTGCTGGCGTGCGAGGGGAAGGACATCGTCTTCGTCGACGCGGTGACGCGCGAGGCGAAGTCCGAGTAGACGCTCGGCGTCTTCGCGCGGGCGCCCGAGAAGAGCATGTTGATGGCGACCCGGAGGTCGCGCAGGGACTGCGGGGTGATCTGCATGGCGGTGGTCCTTCAGCGGTTGGTGCGGCGGGTCACGCCAGCGTCCCGGGGCGACAGCCCATGGGGTGGATGTCGACGAGGGCCACGTCGCCCGTGCCCGAGGACTCCTCGAGCGTCTGGCCCATGATGAAGCTCCCGGTCAGCGCGGCCGTGGCCGACGCGCCCGAAGCGTCGCAGGTGGTGTTGACGGCTTCCTTGGCGCGGCCGTTGGTCGCCTCGACGGCGATGCACTTCCCCTCGGTCACGGCCGCGGAGAAGAGCATCCGCACCGGGCCCCGGCGGCGCACGATGGCGACCGCGCCCGAGGCCGGGGCGTTGAGCAGCACGCCCAAGGCGACCATGCCGGCGGTCGACGCCAGCACCACGTCTCCCGCGGAGTCGAGCGAAACGAACCGCTGCTGGCCCGTGGTCGAGAGGTCCGCACCCGCGAGCAGGAAGAGGTCACAGACGCCCTGCGCCTGGTCGTTCTCCACGCCGTGCTCGACGAACACCTGCCCGTCGGCGTCGACGTCGTAGACGCGGCCCGCCACCGGGTAGGACCCGAGAGGGTTGCGCAGCGACACGGTCTGGTTGTCGACCGCGTAGCAGAGGCGCCCGACGTGCGTGTCGGCGACGGCCAGCGTGGTCGCGCTGTTGGTCCAGCCGAAGATCCCGCGCTTGACCTTGCAGGTCTTGGCGCCCGCGGCGCCCGCGGAGTTGTCGACGTACTCTTCGCTGCGGCCCAGCACGCGGATCGTCGGGTCCGCGGAGACCTCGACGAGGAAGCCGGACAGGTTGATGCCCACCATCACGCCGTGGCGGATCGTGGTGGCGGCGGCGACGGGGAGCGCCGGGAAGAGGCGCGCGATGGGGCTGTCGCCCTTCTCGTCGGTGAGGCGGTTCTCGGTGGTGGCGGTCATGGCTCAGTGCTCCGTGCAGGGTGTGGCGCGAGGGATCAGCCCTGCGCGAGGGCCTTGGCGTAGTCGTCGTGGGAGATGCCGACCTGATCGGCGATGGCCTTCTGCTCGTCGGTGAGCCCGCCCACCGCGGCCGCGCCCTTCGTGGGCTGCGTCGGGCGGGACTGCGGTGCGACGGCGCCGGCGCGCTGCACGAACGCCTTCAGGGCGTCGTTGGTCAGCGCGGTGGTCCAGCCCTCGGCGGTGCCGTCCTGGGCGCGCTCGGCGGGGCTGAGCTTCATCGCGGTGACGGCGCCGTCGAGGATCGACGCGCGCTCCTTGGCGGCAGCGGCCTTCTTGTCGGCCTCGATCTGCGCGCGGAGCTCGTTCGCCGCGGCGGCGTCGCGCTTCATCGCGTGCAGCGCGCCGAGGGCCTTCGCCGTGTCGGACTCGCCGGTGACGGCGCAGACCTGGTCGCGCACGGCGCGCAGGTCGTTGGCGGTCTGGAGGGCCTTCTCGGGGTCGGACACGCCGAGGGCCGCGAGGATGGTGGAAAGCTGGATCGTCATGGTGTGCCTCGGGGGGATCGGGCGGCCTTCGCCGCGGGAGGCGCCCTCGCCGGGCGCAGGGACAGGGACTTCGTTGACCTCGGTGCCCTCGGCCTCGACGTGGCAGCACTCCTCGATGGAGAGCTCCCCGCCGAGGATCGCGGCGAGGGTGCCGACGCGGTCGGCGAGCTTCGCGGTGACGGCCTCGGGGCCGAGTCGGATACCGGCCTGCAGCGCGGTCACCTGGGCGACGGTCAGCGGGCGGCGCTCGGCCACCCACGCGAAGAACACGTCGGCGAGCTGGTCGACGCGGGCTTGCTCGCGGGCGACGGCGCCGTCGGAGAGGGGCTGCGCCGGGTGCCCGTCGGCCTTCTCGGCCCCGGACACGATGACGCGCACGTCAACGCCTGCGGCTTCGAGCGCAGCGGACCACGACACCATGGTCCCGATGATGCCGACCGACCCGACGCCAGCGGTCTCGGGCACCACGATGGCATCGGCGACGCAGGCCAGGGCGTAGGCCGCGGAGTAGCAACGCTCGTTCGACACCGCGACCACGGGCTTGCCCGCGGCGTCGGCCGCAGCGCGCATCCGCCGCGCGGCGTCGAAGCACCCGGCGACGTACCCGCCGGGGGAGTCGAGGTCGAGCACAACGGCACGGGCGCGGCCGTCGAGCAACGCCCGGCCGAAGGCGGCGGCGAGCGTGTCGTAGCCGTGCCACCACCAGCACCCGCGCTGCATCAGGGTGCCGCGCACGGAGATGACCGCGAGGTCGCCCACGAGCTCGTAGCCGGGCTCGTCGTTCTCGTCGTCCCAGCCGTACATCGCCGCGGGCGCGGAGAGCGAGCGCACCGCCGATGGGGCGAGCGCCAGGGGCTCCGCGCCGAGCAGGGCGAGCACGTCGGCCGAGGAAGGCCGCGGCGGGGTCGTGGTGGCGTCGTCGGGCATCGTGGGTCAGTCCTGCGCCGGCGGCGCGGTCGGAGCGGGCGGGGCAGGGCGCGCGGCGCGGCGCAGCGGGATGCCGAAGCGCGCGGCGAAGGCGTCGAGGTCGACCTCCATCCCCTGCGCCCCGGCGCTCTGCGAAAGCTTCGTGAGGGCGTCCCCGGCGGTCTGCCACGTCGTGGCGAGCTTCGAGGTGTCCTCGGGCGGCGTTGCGTCCCAGACCGGGATCGGCGCGAGTTCGGGGTCGCCGAAGTTGAAGCGAGCCCACGGCTTGAGCACGTCGGCGCGGATCGTCTCGGCGATGCCCAGCGCGTCGGCTTCGAGGAGGTCCTGGCGGATCGTCCCGAGGGCGACGGCCTTGGCGTAGCTCCCGCCCTCCTGGGCGTTGGACGCCTGCCCGAGCAGCTCCACCGCGATGCTCACGTCGCAGTGCAAAAGCACATGCTCGAAGCCCTGCCACGCGGCGACGTTCTTGGGCTCGATCATCTCGATGCCGAAGCCCTTGCCGTCGCGGTCGCGGGGCAGCATCACGATGCCCTCGCCCGCGAGCTGCCGCAGGTCGTCGAAGAAGTTGTCCTTGTCGTCGGTGTCGGCCTCTTCGGGCACGATGGCGCCGGTGATCGGGAGGCCGTGCTTCTCGCCGAAGCGCGCCCAATCCCGCCGCGAGAGGCCGCGCAGGAGGTAGGGGATCGCGAGGCCGCGGATGCTGGCGTCCATCCAGCCGCGCGCACCCTCGGGCAGGTAGCAGAGCCAGGCGCCGTCGCCCGGGATCACGTCGAGGTTGCCCGCGGTGCTGCTGGCCTCGTAGACGCGCCGCGCCTCGTGGTAGCGCAGGTGCTGCGGGTGCCAGACCTCCACCGAGGGCCACCACCGGCCGCCCGATGCTTCCCAGCCCACCGCGCCGTAGCCGACGCCCTGCATCGTGCCCCAACGCAGGAGGTCGCGCACCAGGGACTGCGGGAAGAGCGACGGCCAGCGCTCGGCCAGCTCGTCGCGCACGGCCTTCGCGCGGCGCTGGTCACCGCGGGGCGAGGGGTCGAGCCGGAAGGGGAGCCCCGTCACGGCGTAGACGCGCGTGCGGAGGTCGCTCTTGATGCGGTCGTCACCGCGCGCGGCGTCGGCCAGCAGCGCGGAGCGGTGGAAGTCGCCGTCGACGTGGAGGCGCAGCGCGCTGCGCACCTGCCCGACGGTCCACTGCGTGACCTGCACGTCGGACAGCGCACGGCCCGAGAGCACCCGCGGGCGTCGCGGGATGTCCTCGTCACGGACGCGGCTGCGCTGGATCGTCGTGGGGTCGGTCACCATCGGTCGGAGCGGTCTCGGGAGCGTTCGCGGCGCGACTCGCGCCGCGTCGACGGAGTCTCGTCGGCGTCGTCAGCAGGGCCCGGTGGCGCGCCCTTGAGCCCCTTCGCGGCGTCGCCGTAGCCGGGCGTCGCGGAACCTTCGAGCAGGAGCCACGTCACCAGCCACACGAAGGCGTCGAGGCGATCCGGCGAGGGTGACCCGTCGCTCGCATCCCAGGTGCAAAGCTGATCTTCGAGCTTCGCGTGGCACCCGACGTGATGCACCCGGTGCTGCTCGGAGAGAGCCGCGGGGGCCTCGGCGCGTGCCCGCTTCCCGCGGGAGGCATGGACCCGGCGCACGGTGATGTGCGGGGTCTTCCGCTTCTTCTCGCGGTAGAGCTTCTCGGCGGCCGTGGTGAGCACGTGCACCGCCATGTCGCCGCCCTGGTTCGTCTCGACGACGACGCAGTCCGCATCGAGGGCGTCATGCAGGAGCACCGCGGCGGCGCCCCACTCGCCCGGGGTGTACTTCCCGCTGGCGTCGCGGAGGATGTAGCCGTGCCCGCGGGCGTCGACCCCACCGGCCACGATGCCGGTCTCGGCGCTGGTCTCGGTGTTGGTCGCCGAGGGGTCGACCGCAACCGCGATGCGCGCGAGCTCGGGGGCCTCGTCGACGCGGTCCGCTTCGATCTGCCCGAGCCGCCAGAGAGCGCCCGGGGTGTCTTCGAGGAGTTCCGCCTCGAGCTCCTGCCGCCCGAGGCGCGTGCCCTCGAACTGCCGGAGGATGTCGTCGAGGAACCCCGTGGCGAGGTTCGCCGCGTTCTCGTACGTGCTGCCCCGGGTGACCGCCGTGGTGGGCTCCCGCAGGATCTTCTTGATGAGCTTCGTCGGCCGCGGCGTCGTCGTGACGCACACCCGCGGGTCGTTCCCGAGGCGCAGCCCGAAGAGCAGCTGGTCCCAGGTGTCGGGCTTCTCCCACGCTGCGGTCTCGTCGGCCCAGGCGGTGTCGCACTGCGGCCCGCGAAGCTGCCGGGGCTTCTCGCTGGAAAAGCACAGCGCCCGCGCGCCGGTCTGAGGCCAGCGCAGGAGGCGCTTCGAGTGGATGTAGACGGGTCGGAGGCGAGGCGGGGCAACGTTGAGGATGCCGCTCTCCCCCTCGATCATCGTGTCGCGCACGTCGGCGGCGGTGGCGCCCACCAGGTGGATGCGCCGCGCGCCGGCCTCAACGCGCTCAAGGATCCATTCAGCGCCGCACCGGGTCTTCCCGAAGCCGCGCCCCGCCATCACCATCCAGATGCGCCAGGGGCCCTCGGGGGCAAGCTGGGCGTCGCGCGCTCGAAAGCGCCAGTCGTGCAGGAGCGCGAGGGCGGTCTCAGGGCGAAGCGCCGCCAGCGCCGCCCTTCGCTCCGGGTCGGGTAGCTGCAGCAGCTTCGCGCGCAAGAACCGTGGCGAGCTCGTCGCGGGCATCTCCACGCGGAACCTCTTCGACGGCTACGTCGGCCGTCATCTCCACCTTCTCGCCGACCCCGCTGAACCGGAGCTTGGTCTCCAGCCCCTTGCGGAACTCGTCGAGGGCGGCCATCACCTGCGACGGCGTCGGCGGCTTCTTCCCAGGCTTCGGCGACGCGATGGCGCGCACCTTGGCCATGAGGTCGTCGAGGGCTTCGATCTGGTCGGGGATGCGGTCGACGATCTTGGAGCGGATCGCATCCGCTGTGGCCGCCCGCGCAACGGCGCGCAGCGGGTTCAGCGCCCGCGTCACCGCGTCGTGCGACACCTCGATGCCGTGCGCGCTCTTGAGATGCGCCGCGATCTGGTGATCGCTCCACACGCGCTTGGTGCCCGGGTGCAGGCTCTGCGACAGGTCGAAGAGCTCGGGGAGCAGCGCGGGCGGGATCTTCGGGGGTCCGCCGATGGGGGGCATGGGTGGGCTGGTCGTTGGGCCTCGACTGCCCTGCGCTGCGCCCGGGGACGGAGGGGACGCCCAGGCCCAGCGCAGGAGAGTCGGTCAGGTGCTCAGGGAGGCCGCGTCGATCACGTCGGCGGGGTCGAGGCCGTAGTGCCGCGCGAGGTCATCGACGGCGACGGTGCGCCCAGGTCGGCCACCCGTCGAGGCGGCCCCGGCGCGGCCCGTGCGCGCGGCGACGAGCGCCAGCACGCCGCGCGCGGTGCGAGGCGCAAGCCCGAGGGCACGCGCGGCGGTGTCCGTGTCGACCGTCATGCGGGGGAGCCGCCCAGGCGCCGGACACACGTGTGCCGTTGGCGAAATGGGGTGCGGCTGCCGAAAGCCTCGCACGAGGGCAGGGAGGCTGTCAAGGGGGCTCCCATCCAGCCTCGTCGGCGTCGGCGGGGCGCGACGGGTCCGCCCTGCGCCCCGGCACCGGCGAGAGGCCCGTCGCAGCGAGCCACGAGGCCGTGTCGTGCGGCACCTCCGCGCCTTCGGGCGCCCACCATCCCCACCCGTTGCCGTGGCCGCCCCATCGCTCGGTGAGGGCTGCGCGCAGGGCGGCTGAGGGGGGCACAGCGAAGGCGTAGACGCGGGTCACGGCGCAACGGTAGCAGGAGCAGGCGCCGCACCCATCCAAGCCGTCCACGCTCGCGCCAGCCTCGCCCGCGCCCAGGTGCGCCCCGCCGCGGTGACGTGCGCCTGCCGCTGCCGGGGCGTGCCCTCCTGCGACGACGCCGCCCAGGCCGCGAGCTGCGCCGACGTGGCGAGCGCGCGCACGCAGGCGTCGAGGATCGCCTCCGCGCTGCCCGAGGCCCACGCCCCCGAGGCATCGTGGCTGCGGTACCAGCACAGCGTGGCGCGGACCTCGCCCGCGGGCATCGCCGCGAGCCGTTCCCCGACGACGTCCCGCGCGTGGCCGAGGCCGAAGCCGTGCGGCGTCGTCGGCTGCTGCGGGCTGCTCTGCACCACCGGGCGGTCGTAGGCGATCCCCGGCGCACCCGGCGCGTCGTGCCCCTGGCGCCGCAGCGCGTACCAAAGCACCCGCAGGCGCACCAGCTCGGGGGCCTCCGTCGTCGTCTCGGTCATTGTCACGCCACGCTCCCCTCGATCTGCACCCGCACGGCGTAGCCCCGGGCGACCTCGCCACGGACCTCCCACCGCACGCTCTCGCTCCCGTCGTCCACGCCCAGCCACGCCGCGACGGCGTCCCGCACGCCCTTCGCCGACGCGGTGCGGTTGTCGTCGTCCATCGCCCGCGGCCCGACGCGCGTGATGCACACCCGCCACGGTCCCGCGGGCGGCACGATCCCCCGCAGGGCGGCGGTCACCACCTGGTGCTCGCGCCGGCGCCGACGGGCCACCTCCTGAGGGTGCAGCCGCGCGTTGGGGGTGAGGTCCAGCCGCAGCCCCTTCGCGACGAGGTCGACGCGGCTCCCGCTCCACTGCGCCGAGGCGTCCACCACCCGGCCGCGGGTGGTGCTCAGCGCAGCCCCGGGGCGCAGGTGCGGGTTGATCGCCAGCAGCCGCTCCCTCCGCGCGGGGTCCAGCGCGTCCATGACGGCGTGCGGCGTCAGGCGCTCCCTCACCACAGCCCCCACCCGTGCGTGACCACCCGGGACACGACGCCCCGCTCCGCGGCCCGGTCCGCGCAATCTCTGCGCGCATGATCCCCGTCTCTTGACACGCGGACGCGCCGCGAGGTGCTCTCGCGCGGGTCTCCGTCCGGCGGTTCGGCCAGGAGACGCGACGTGACGCGGGGCGACGAGGGGGTCACGACGCACCGCCGTCCGCGAGCTCCATTGCTTCAGCGAGCTCCATCGCCTCGCGGGCACGGGCGCGGGTGACCTCGTCGGAGGCTAGGTCACTGAGGTACAGCGCCCGTCCCTGGCAGAGCGCAACGCACCACTCCCGCATCGCCTGCGCGCCCGCATCTCGGGCCTCGTCACGCTCATTGAGCAGGCGGTGCATCTCCGCGATGAGCGCTTTGTTCTTGTCGGGCGCGGCCTTGACCCGCGCCTCCATCGCGTCGATCTCTGCCAGCCTCGCTGCCAGCTTCGCCTCGTCGCTCACGCCCCACCCCGCAGCGCCACACGCGCCTCGACGCGCCGCAGCGACCCGCCCGGGACCGCGGTGAACCACCCGAGTCCCCCGGGGCCGATCTGACGCCGCCCGTCGGGGCCGTTGATCGCACGCCCCTGCGCATTGATGAGGCGATCTGCGACGCGCTTGCCGATCTCCCCGCCGAGGTAGCGCTCCACGAACACTTCGCGGGCGAGGTTGGTGGACACCAGCGTGGCGCGGCCCGCGTCGTACCGCTGCCACAAGAGGGCCGCGAGCGCCTCGGGGTCGCCGCCCTCGGTCCCGACGTCGTCCAGCGCCAGCACGCTGACCGAGAGCCAGCGGTCCCAGGCGTGCGCGTTCTCGCTGTACCCGTTGCGCGGGGTGGCGCCGACGGTGGTGGCCGCGACGAAGAGCGCCGAGGCCTCGCAGCGGATCACCGCATGCGCGAGGGCGGCGGACTTGCCCGTGCCCCGCTCCCCGCCGACGACGCAGACGAGGCCGCGTCGGGCGGTGCCCCGCCACGCGAGGGCACGGCGGACGGCGACGAGGGCGGGCGTCTCGGGGGCGCTGTCGTCCAGGGCCACCGCGCGGAGGTCCTCGTCTTCGGGCACGCCGAGGAGGTTCGCCGTCGTGCGCAGGGCGGTCCGGCGGCGCCGGTCGGCGAGGGCCAGGCGCTGGCGCAGCTCCTCCTCGCGCTCCGGTCGGGCGGCGGCGAGCTGCACCCGGGCGAGGAGGTCTCCGAGGGCCGCGGGGTCAGGGCCGGGCGCGCGGGGGCTCTCGGGCTCGGACGCGACGTCGAGGTCGGCGTCGAGGGGGAGGGCGTCGGTCTCGAGGTCGGTGTCGTCGGTGGTCATTCCAGCATTCCGAGGAGGGGGTCCGTGGCCGGGTTGTTGTCGTCGGCGAACGCGCTCGCGGGGGAGCAGGGTGCGGGGCGGAGCTTCGTGGGCCGCGCCGGGGCGGAACCGGGCCGCCCGGGGGCTCCCGGGGTGCGCGACGGCGCGGAGGGCGTGGCGCGGGGATCAGGGCGCCCAGCGCGGTCCCAGGCGCGCGCGGCCTCGATGTGCTCGGCGAGGGTGCCGCCCTTGGTCGCGAGCTCGCGCAGTCCGAGGCGGGAGGCTCGCCACGCCTGCGACCCGGCGCCGTACCAGTCCGCCAGGGTGTCGAGGTCCGCGCGGGTGACGCCGCCCGACACGGCGAGGTCGGTAAGGGCGCGCTGCAAGGCCACGCTCACCAGGGCGTCGCCCCCGCCGAGGACCAGGATCGCGCCCTTGCTGCGCTCGCGCAGGGCCGCCACGAGCTCCTCCACCCGGAGCCCGGTGTGCTCGTGCGTACGCGCGCTCGCGCCCGCGTGAGGGAGAGAGACGTCTTCCGGGACGGGTCGGGACGGGTCGGGAGCCTGGGACACCACCTGGGACAACCCCCCTCCGGCGGCGTGCGTGTCCCCCACGGTTGTCCCACCCGTGTCCCGTGCAGGTGTCCCACCCTCTGTCCCACCCCTGTCCCATGGGACAGTCCCACCCCTGTCCCGGTGGGACATCGGCGGTAAGCCCTTGGAATCAATCGGGGTAGGTGCTCCGTGTTCACGGGGCTTCTGGGCCGCGCGCTGCTTGGCCTTGCGCTCGCGCTCCCACGCCCGGCGCTCCTCGACGGCGTCGCGCATGGCCTCGGCCTGGTACTGCGCGTAGTCGTGCACCTCCCAGCCGCCACCCTCGCGGGCGGTCCAGAGCCCCGCCTCGACGAGGGCCGCCGCGAGCTTCGCGAGGCGGGCGCGGGGCCACTGATCTGACGGGTAGAGCGCCGGGAGCGCCTGCGGGGGGATCGCCCCGTTCGTGGTGTGGCGGTTGGCGTAGGCGAGCCCCGCGACCCACAGCCACGCGGCCTCGGGGCCCACCGCGAGGAGCTTGGGGTGCAGCGGCGCACCGTCGTCGAGGCGCACCCAGGTCATGCCGGGGCTCCCTCGACGCTCGGGCTGGCAAGCCGCTCACACAGCGCCGCGATGGCCTCGGGCGCCGTCTCCCCGAGGCCCGTCGCGGGGAGGTCCACGCCGCTGCCCTCGGTCGTCGTGTGGCCCGCGGAGGCGACCCAGGAGTCGCGCACCCACGTCAGGCGCACGAGGGCGGTCTTTCCCCAGGTCGCACGGGCGAGGGTGATCGCGGTGGCGAAGGTCGGGGCGGGCTGCGCGCTCATGCTCCGGCCGCCTTGCGGACGCAGTCGCCGCACACGTCGCCCTGCCAGCCGTCCTCAGCCTCGACGCCCGCGAGCCCCGCGACGGCGTTGTCCTCGGCGTCGCCGACCCAGGCGAGGTGCTCCCCGCACGCGCACTGCGCCCACGCGACGGCCACGGGCACGAGGAGGCTACCGCCGATGGGCAGGTCCACGGTGACGTGGTCGCGCTCGGTACCTCGGCTCACCGGGTGCCCGCCTTCGCCACCGTCGGCGGTCGCACGAGCTCGGCGAGGGTGCCGTGCCACACCGCCACGAGCCGGGTGGCGCGCGCCGGGATCACGTACGCCGCCTCGACGCCGCACACCGACAGGAGCCAGCCCTTGCCCGTGTGCTGGCCCGTCGCGTAGACCTCGCCCCCGCGGTAGCGCAGGAGCGCCGACACCTCGGGGCCGATCACCGACGCCCCCTGCGCCATGCCGCGATGCCCCGCGCGAGGCGGGCGCAGGCGCGCTCGATGCGCCGCCGGATGTTCTGCCGGTCGCGCCGACGTCGCGTCGTGGCGTCACGCATGACCCACCCGCACGACGAAGGGCAGGAGCCGCGGCCCCCAGGGATCGGCCGCGAACAGCGGGCGCCACTCCCCGCCGCAGCGGGAGCAATGGCAGGGGTAGAGCACGCGTGCCACGGCGTGGTCGGCGGCAATCGTCTGCACGGCACGGCGCGCGACGTCGGGCGAGAAGGTCTGCGTCACAGTCGATCCTCCGTCAGGTCCTCAAAGAGCCGATCCACCGACACGGCCACCCCGGCCGCGGCCTTGCGCGCCGCGAGCACGTGCTCCGCGAGGGGCGATCCCCCGCGCGCGTGGCCCGCGGCCTCTTGCGTGAGCCGCAGCGCCGTCGCCTCGCGCACCTCACTCCAGAGCGCGTGCGCCGCGCGCAGGTCCCGCGGCACGCCCGAGAGCGCCGAGTCCGCGGGGATGTGCGCCACGAGGCGGAACGCCTGGAGCTGCGAGGCCAGCATCTCCCACGCGGCCGACACCTCGTCGCGCTCTTCGATGTGCGCGCCCGGGGCAAGCACCCGCACAGCGCGCAGCACGGCCGCGAGCTGCTCCGAGGTCGCCGGGGCCTGCGGCGGGAGGGAGAGGTCTGCGGCGGCGCTCACGAGGCACCTCCCACGCAGGAGTCATCCCAGAACGACTCGCCCGCCTTGTGGCGCAGCGCGGCGTGCCGCGTCCACACGCTCATTTCGTGCATGAGCCGCTCCGCAGGCGCGCCCTGCTCATCGTCGAGGCGCTTGACCCGCTCGACGATGCGACCGCTGGGGAGGCGGCAGCGCAGGCGACACCAGCGCGCCCCGCCGTCCCAGGTGACCTTCACGTCGCGCTCAGGGATCTTCGCGAGCGCGAACGCCTTGCGGAACCGCTCGATGGATTCGGCGATGGTGCCCGGCATCACGAAACCCTCCGCGGGCGGCCCTTCGCCGTCTCGAGGTACCGCGCGACACACGCGGCCGCGCGCTGGGCGTCTTCGAGGCGCGCCCGGATCGCGGGACCGTTCTGCCCGGCGACCGCGTCGACCAGGCGCACCGACGCCCGCTCGAACCGCGACCGCAGCTCTGCGAGCACGGCCTCCCGCTCCCGGCGCCCGAGGCGCGAGAGGATCACCGGGCCGCCGGCGGCGATCAGGTCCGCCTCCACCTGGGCGCGGACCTTCGCGGCCGCGTCGGGCAGCTGCAGCGCATCGGCCGGGAGCCTGCGCCCCGCGACGGTCACCCGCTCGGTCCGCGGCGCTGCGCAGCCGTGGCCCTCGGCGCAGATGTACCCGCTCTCCGACTCGACGTCGGGGTCGAGCGCCATCGTGTCGCGCGGGGCCGTGCGCCCGCAGTGGTCGCAGAGCACCTCTCCGCGCTCTCGCGTCGTGCGGCTGACGCGCGTCAGCGGCTTGGCAGAATCGCCGTGCGACGGCGTAGAGTGCGCATGGTCCATCACGCCACCCACCGACGGACCAGCCGCGAGAGCAGCCGGGCGGTGGGCGGCTCCCACCAGGCGACGACGAAGAGCAGGAGCCCGCAGGCCATCAGCACGATGGCGGCGACCGCGACGCCGCCGACGGGGAACGCAACCGAGAGCGTCACGCCGAGGAGCACGAGCGCGAAGCCCGTGGCAGACAGCGCGTTAGCCACCGCGCACCTCCGCGGACACGGCGCGGTGACCGCCGCCGTTGCACACGATGCACCCGCTCCGCGCGTACCAGACGCCGCTCACGCGCTGGGCGCAGTGGCAGAGCGCGAGGACTGCGCGCGGCTCGAAGGCCACGAAGCCGGGGCGCTCGGGCACGCTGGCGACGTGCGAGGTCACGGGGCGCTCCATCACGCCACCGCCGCGTCAGGGGCCGACGTCGCGTCGTGCTCCAGGGCGACGGCGTCGTCGGTGGCCCACGCGCTGACGGGCACGGCGCCGTTGGACGCGCGCTCGATGCGCGTCGCGGTCTGCACGGAGACGCGCTTCGCTCCGCTGCCCTCGATGAGCCGCTGGAGCTGCGTGCGGTCGATGCCCGCGGCGAGGGCGAAGGCCGGGATGGAGGTCCCGGCGCTGTCGATGTGTTGCCGCAGGAGCACAGAGCCCGGCGGCGCGGTCGGAGACGGTTCGGTGCGTGCCATGGTCGGGGACGGTAGGTGCTTTTTAGCACGTCGTCAAGTAGCACGGTGCGCGGAGAGTCGATCATGCACGTTGCGGCGATGATTCCCACGGTGTGCAATCGCACCATGAGTGCAGACGAGACCCCCGGGGACAGGATTCGCGCGATCCGCAAGGCCCTCGGACTGACCCAAGAAGACGTTGCCGCGCGCGCAGGCATCCGTCGCGACGCGGTGGTGAAGGTCGAGAGCGGCGCCAACCAGGCCGGGAGCGCCGCGATCCGCTCGGGCCTCGCGCGCGCGTTCGGGCTGACCCTCGACGACGTCGCCTCCGTGCTCGAGGGGCGCATCGACGCCGATGCCGCCGTGCGTCGCGCGCGTGGCGAGCTCGCGCCCGTGGTGCCGATCACCGCCGCCGTGGCCGCCCCGCGCGCCGAGACGCGGGTGGTCTACGACGACGAAGACGCCCTGGAGGCCACCATCACCCAGGCGCTGGACCCTGCGCACGGGCACCTGTTGCGCGACGCGCGGGCGGTGCAGGAGGCCATGCGCCCGCTGCGCTTCAAGCACGCCGCCGACGTGCCCGGGGTCGAGGCGGTGCGCCGATGGCTCGACGCCGCCGCCGCCCTTCGACGCCGCGGGGAGCCCGTCACCGCCGCCGCGCTGCTGGTGATGGTGTCGTCGGGTGACCCCGACACGGACCGCGCCCGAACGTGGCAAGACGAGGCCCGCGAGGCTTCGGAGCGCGCCGACCGCGGCTGATTCCGGGCACTTGCGAGCACGGTGCTTTTTAGCACCCAAAGACGTTGACACGGTGCTGATTAGCACCTAGGGTTCCTCTCGACGGCGCCACCCACGGGCGCCGCGGAGGTGCCCGATGCTCGACCACTCCCTGTCCCTGCGCTCCGTCTACGGCTGCGGCGACCACGCCTGCGAGAACTGCGGCGTGCCCGCCTCGCGCCGCCCGCTGGAGCCCATCTCCGCGCGGCAGGCGCACACCACGCGCCACCTGCGCGGCGGTGACCTGTGCTGCGCCGCGTGCCGCGAGGGCCTCAGCGCCGACGCCGACGCGCTCGACTGCGCCACCCTCGACACTGAGACCACCGGGAGGGCGGCGTGAGCGCGCGGAGCGTCTGGCTGGAGCAGCAGCGCACCGCGGAGCTTGCCGCGGAGATGGAGGCCACGCGCCTCGGTGACCGCTGGCGCGCGCGGCAGGGTCACGCGGGGTCGCACGAGCACCGCATCGCGGTGCAGATGGCGTGGGCTGAGGCCGTGCTCGCGGGCAAGGCGGTGCGGTCGTGAGCGCGACGATGGCTTCTCTCGACGCCATCGGGCTGCGCGCCTGCGCGTCCCTCTGCGAGCGCGGCGTGATTCTCACCGCCACCGTGGGCCTGCGCGGCGAGGCGAGCGAGGTGCGCGTGCGCCTCCCGCTGAGCACCACCGGGGAGCCGTGGGGCTACGGCGCGGGGGACCTCGCCACCGCTGCGAGCTGCGTCGCGCACCGCCTCGGACACCGCGACATCGCCGACCAGATCACCCGCGAGCGCGCCGCGCTCCAGACCGCCGACACGATCCCGCCCGCCGCCACCACGCAGGAGACCGTCTGATGAACGCCCCCCGCAACGCCCCCGCCGCCGCGCAGACCACCACGACCGCCGCGCCCGTGTTCGACCTCGACGCCGCGCTCGAAGAGGCGACCCTCGCGATGCACCGCGCGGGCGCCGCCAACAAGGACACCAAGAGCCTGTCGCAGGGCGAGCGCGAGGCCGCCCTCGCGGGGCTCTCGCGCGCCCTGGGGCTCAACCCCCTCACCAACGCCGTGAGGTTCATCGCGCTCCAGGGCGGCGAGGCCCTCTACGTGACGCGCCAGGGCACCGACCAGATCGCGGCACGCCTGCGCATCAACCGCGAGACCATCGTGGGGCCGGAGATCCGCGACATCGCCGGGGTCAAGATGGTGTTCTGCCAGGTGCGCGCGAGCTCGCCCGATGGCCGCAGCGACGTCGCGACGGCGACGATTCCGCTCAAGGACCCGGCCAACGACCTGATGAAGGTCGAAACCAAGGCGAAGCGCCGCGCGGTGCTCTCCCTCGTGGGCCTTGGGCTGCTCACCGAAGAAGACGCCGAGGCCGCACAGGCGTCCGACGCCACGCGGCAGAACGACGACCCCACCGCGCCGTGGCTCGCGGCCCTCGCCACCGTGGCGACCGTGCGCGACTTGCGCGGGGCCTACAACGCGCACACCAACGCGCTGCGGGTGCGGGGCCTCGACGGCCGCGCCGACGTGCGTGCGTGGCTGCGTGCCCGCGGGCTCCTCGCCATCGAGGCTGAGGTGACAGCGGTGCTCTCGACGATGCCCGTCGCGCTCTGCGACGCCCTCGACCTCGCTGCACTGGAGCCCACCGACAACCCGGAGCCCACGCCCACCGAGCTCGACCTCGTGACCGCCGCGCGCCGGGTGAGGGCCACGACCGCGGACCAGCACTCCACCCTCACGGCGTGGACGATCCTCGCGCGGAGCTACGGCGTCGCCACGAAGGCCAGCCTGCGCGACGCCGCCGCAGCGCTCAAGGAGGCGTGCGAGCGCCCCGAGGAGCCGCCCCCCACGGGCACCGACGGCCCCGCGCGCGAGCCCGGGAGCGACGACGGCGACGACGGCAGCGCCGCGGCCTACGAGGCCCACCGCGCCGCGCAGGGCGAGCGCGCGCAGGTCACCGAGCTCCGGGTGGTGCGCGACGAGAGCGCCGACCCGTGCGTCACCAGCGCCGCCGCGTGGCGCGAGCACCTCGCGACGCTGCACAGCAAGTGGCACGTGCGCGGGGCGTTCCACAAGCGCGCGAGCGCGTTCGCCGCCGAGGGTGTGCACACCGCGCGCGAGACCGCGACGCTGGAGCGCCTCACGGCCCTCGGCGAGACGGCCCCGCGCACGCTGCTCTACTCGACGCCCGCGCCGCCGAGGAAGCGCGCTGCCTGACCCGCACGCCCCGCACCCGCGGGGCCTCGCGGTGGCTGCTGGACGCGGGACGACCCATCCGCTCCCCAGCCGTCACCGCGGCGCCTCACCCGGCCGCAGGAGGATCACCGTGGACATCAAGAAGATCATCGCTAAGCTCCCGGTCGGCTTCGTCGAAGAAGCCGCGGGCATGGACGGCGCCGCGCTCAAGGCGACCATCGTGCGCGCCGAAGAGCTCGTGCGCGAGGTCGAGCGGGAGCAGGGCGCCGACGAGAAGCTCTCGGGCGCCCGCGAGATCGTGAAGGACCTCTCGCGCGGGTACAACGACGCGAAGCGCGCGCAGCGGGCGAAGATCGCGTACGCGCTGCACCTCCTGGAGGAGCGCGGGGAGTCGGGGGTGGGGCGGTGATCCCCGCGCACGGATGGGGCGGGCTGCACCGCGCCGCTGGCGCGCGGGCGATGGTGCACGGCGCCGTGTGGGCTGTGATCGGCCCCGAGGGCAGCGCCACCGCAGAGCTCAAGCCCTTCGAGGGCGCGACGTGTGCGCCGCTCACCGATCCGCAGCCGCCCGCCGACGCGTGGCGCGGGACGGCGCAGGAGCTGCTCGCGCTGCTGGCGCCCGCCATCGGCGAACACTGCACCGCCTGCAACGACGCCGGAGACATCGCGTGCGAGTGCTGCGGCGGCAAGGGCGAGTTCGAGTGCAGCAACCCCGTCTGCGGGCGCATGCACGACTGTGGCTCCTGCAGCGGATCCGGTCACGAGACGTGCGACTGCTTTCCGCAGTGGCGCGGGTCCATCGTGGTCAGCCGGGCGCGTTTCGTGGCCGCCCAGGTGTCGCCCCTGCGCGGGCTGCTGCACGTCGCTGGCGATGCCCCTTGCGTGATGTGGGTTGCGGCGGTGCCGCGGACCGATGATCGCAAGGTCGACGAGCGCGTGCTCTTTGTGGATGTGGCGACGTGGCGCTTCGCGGTCTCAACGACCGGCGCCGCCCAGCCCGACGACGACAGCGCGTGGGACGACGAGGTGACCCTGTGAGCGCCCCGCTGAAGATCCGCCCGGTGCTGGACCCGGTCGAGGAGTGCCACGGCTGCAAGGGCCTCGGGTCCGTCAAGTGCGAAGACTGCCAGGGCGATGGCACCCGCGACTGCGAGTGCAGCGAGTGCCACGACGTGCACGAGCGCGACTGTGACGCGTGCAGCGGCGAGGGTCGCTACGCCTGCGACCTCTGCCACGGGTTCGCCTGCCTCGCGGCCGCCCGCGAGTGGGAGCGGGACATGGTGCTCCCGCTGATCCCGTCGGAGGTGCTTCGGGGAATCCTGCGCCTCGCGCCGCACCTCGACGCCGCGGGCCTGCCCCGCTACAGCGTGCGCGTCGAGGGGTGCAACGCGCAGCCGGTGATCCACGTGGAGACGCGACGCGACGACGCCGAAGCGGAGGCGCTCCTCGCCGACACGGGCGTCTGGCAGATCGCCAAGCTCGTCGCGAGCTGCGACCGCCCGCGGCATCGCCTGTGGCGCTACCTCGGCCCGGCCGTGCGACTCGACGTCAAGATCGCCACGGCGTGGGGCCTGCAATGAGCCGCCGCGCCCTCACCCCCGCCGCCCGCGGGGTCTCGCTCGCCGTGCTCGCTGCCCTGCGCGGCGGTCGTGTGGACCTCGCCGACCAGGCCGACGGGTCCACGCTCGCCACGAGCACCGCGCCCGACGGCACCGAGCTGCTCCGCGCGGTGGTGCGACTGCCCGTGCGCGGTCACGACCCGCGGCAGCTCACCCTGCCCGCGGTGGCGCCGGTGCCCGTGCCCGCCGAGGTCCCGCCCGCACCCGTGGCGATGCCTGCGGGGGAGGTGGCCGCGCCGACGACGGTGCGCTGCTGGATCACGGCGGCGCAGTGGGACGAGGCGCACAAGTGCGACGCCGAGAACGAGCGATGGCTCATGGAGCCCGTGGCCGGGACCGTGCTGGATTGGGAGAACGTCGGCGTCTGGGTGCGGGTGGAGGTGTCCACCGGGCCAGTGCTCGACGAGCTCCGCAAGGTCTGCACGCGCGTCGGAGTGACGCTGCACGAGAGCGCCACGATGCCGCCACCTCCGCGGCCCGAGCCGGTGCGGGTCAACGGCCTCGGGCCCGGGGACCTCATCGAGGTGGACGGCGCCCGCGCGACGGTGGGTGGCGTCGACCACGAGGGCTTCGCGTGGTGCGAGACGAACGCGAAGGGCTACCTCACCGGCCCGGTGGAGCGCGTGCTGTGGCGCGAGGTGGAGCACCTGGGCGGCAACCGCTGGCGCATCCTACCCGTCGAGACGGAGACGCCGTCGCAGAAGGCGAAGCGGGAGAAAGCCGCGAAGCCGAAGCGCGCGGCGAAGGCCCCGAAGGCGAAGCCCGCGCGGCTCACGCCGGAGCCCGAGGCCGACGCGCTCACGCGGCACGGACAGCGGTGCGTCGTCGCGATGCTGCACGCGGGCGGCCCGTGGGAGCTGGTGTGGTGCGACGAGATGCCCGGGCAGATGACGCACGACGTGGCGTGGCGGTCGGTCGAGGAGCAGGCGCATCGGGCGCGGCGGTACGACCGCGGAGGGCACTGCGCAGGCGACACGCGGGACACGCCGCGGCCGCGCGCCGAAGAGGGAGACGAGTGATGGACACGACGGAGAAGACGCGCCTGCACCGCTGCGCGCGGTGTGGCGAGGAGCAGAGCGCGGTCGAGTCATGCGAGGGCGACTGCTACCCGCTGTGCGGGCCGTGCGCCGACGGGCTGCGCCACGAGGACGCGGACGTGTGGCGCGCGCGGCTGGACGCCACGGAGCGTGAGCGCGACGACGCCCGCGCCGAGGTCGAGACGCTGCGCGCGGAGGCGGCGATGCTGAGGGAGATCATCGAGGGGCGCACCACGCCGCCCACCGACGAGGAGATCGAGGCGCACTGGCGCGCAGGCGGCGTCTGGGTCGCTGAGGGAGTTGTCGTGCTGCGCTCCGTCGCGGCGGCGCAGGCGTACCGCAACCAGACGTCGTGGGCCGCGGTGTCGTGGCTACCCCTGCGCGACGGTCGCCCCTGCGCGTGGCCCACGGTGACGCCGTGACCGCGCCCATCACCGCAGAGCGCCTCGCGGAGATCGAGGCGCGGGAGCACGACCTCAAGACGTGGCCCGAGTACTTTGCGGCCGTTCTCGACGGTCGCAAGACGTTCGAGGTGCGCCGCACCGACGATCGCCACTTCGCGGTGGGCGACGTGCTGCGGCTGCGCGAGTGGGACCCGGCGTGCGGCGCGTACACCGGCCGCGCGACGACGCAGCGCGTGTCGTACATCGTCCAAGGTCCGCCGTTCCTGCCCGCGGGGCTCGCGGTGCTGGGGCTCGACCTCACCGCCGCGCTGGAGATCGCCCGCAGGGAGGGCGCGGAGGCGATGCGGGAGCGGGCGGCGCTCGCGCTCAGGAATTGGGTGCTCGCGGGCAGGAGCGGGAAGCACGCCAGCACGGACACGATGGAGGCCGTTGCCGTGCTCGCCGCCCTCCCCCTCGACGCGCCCGGGGGTGAGTCGTGAGGCGCGCGGTCATCGTGTGCGCTCGCGCCATCATCGCGAGCGTCTGCTACCGCACGACGCCGCATCAGTGGTCGCGGGCTGACCGTCGGTGGTTCGCTGATCACCTGTGCGCGGTCTGCGACCAGCCGCGAGGCGAGGCGCACGACATCGGTTGCCCCGTCGCTGCGGCAGAGGACATCCTGACCGACGGGGGTGAGTCGTGACCGCCCCCATCACCGCGCCCCTGCGCGAGCCCTCCGCGTGCGAGCGGTGCGGCGGTCGGCGTGCGGTCGCGAAGATGAGCGGCCCGATCCCGTGCCCCGTGTGCGTGCCCCGCGTGCGGGAGCGGTGCCCGTACTGCCGCGAGGGCGTGAGCTTGAGCACGGGGGCGACGTGCCGCGAGTGTGAGGGGAGGGGTGTGCGATGAGCCTCGCGCTGGAGATCGCGTTTGCCGTGGTCGGTGGCGTGTCGGCGGGCGTCGCGTGGGTGCAGTCCAACCACCGCGCCCTGTGGCGCGAGAAGTACGACCGCGCGGTGACGGCGCTGCAAGAGCAGCAAGCACAGAATGAGGAGCTTTCTGCGAAGGTGCGCGACCTCATCGAAGCGAACGACACCTTCGACAAGGTGGACGAGGAGCGCGACGCGGCGCTCAAGGAACTGCGCGCGCTCAAGCGCGCGGCGAAGGCGGCGGGCGTGAAGCTCACGAAGCCGAAGCGGCGCACGGGGAAGGCGAAGCGATGATCCAAGAGCACAGCGAAACGCGCGCGACGATCCGGTGTGACCGCCCCGGCTGCACCCGGTCGCGCACCACGCGGCTGAACCCGGCGCGGCCCTGCGGGGTCGTGGCGCAGTGCTGCGACAGCGCGGTCAAGGCGGGGTGGCGCGTGCCTGAAGACCCTGATCAGCCCGACGTGTGTGTCGGGTGTCTGAACAACGACACGGTGGAGGAGTACCTCCGCATGGTGGAGGCAACGCGATGACCAGCAAGCACACGAAGGCCGGGCGCCACGCACGCCGCAGGGCGCATCACGAGGGGATCGCTGCGGAGGCGTGGGGCGCGTATCAGGGGCGACGGCTCCTCGCGTGGCTGCGCTCGCCTCGCGGCAAGGCATGGACCGCGCGCGAAGGGACCTTCGTGGCCCGTGAGGTCGGGGCCACGCAGGTGCGTCTCGTCGCGCCGCCGTCGGGTGGGCTCTCGGCGTGGGAGATCGTGTCGTGACCCGCGCCGACGCACAGCAGCTTCTCGACGCCGTCGCGCCGGGCGTCGTGGTGAACGTCACGGCCCAGCGCGGAGCCCTGCGTCCGCACCGCGTGATAGCCGTGCACGTCGAGTGGGGCGGCAAGAGCCTGTGGCGATCCACCGAGGCGACGGCGCTGCGCGCGTTGGTGCGCGAGGTCTACGTCGCCCGTGGGCTCGCGGTGCCCGAGGCCATCCCGCAGCAGCGAACGCTGCCCGGAGCCGAGTCGTGACCCGCGTGCTCCTCATCACCGGCGCCCGCTCCCTCGCGACGCGCCCCGGAGCAGAGACGTGGGCGCGCGGGCACATCGCGGAGGCGCTGCGGGGCGTGGACCTGCTCATCGTGGGGGACGCGCCGGGGCCGGATGCGTGGGCGCGTGAGATCGCTCGGGACCGTGGCCGCGTGACGCGCTGCGCGCAGGCCGTGTACGCCGTGCGTGGTGACCTTGCCGGGTGGATCATCGACGAGTCGGGGCGCGGCGTGTCTGAGTGGACCGAGTCGCGCTACACGCACCCGCTGGAGCGCAACCGCGTCATGGTGCACGACGCGAAGGAGATGGGGCAGCGACGTGACGACATCTCCGTGCTCGCGCTCCTCGATGGGCTCAAGGTCGACGTGCCCGGCAAGCGCGCCACCCGCGGCACGGAGCACACCGTGGGCCTCGCACGCGCCGCGGGGCTGACGGTGCGGGAGGAGGTGTGGCGTGGCTGACCCCGCCCTAGCGCTCCCGGCGCTCCTCACCGCCGCCGACGTGGCCGCGCGCTGCGGGGTGTCCCTCGACGTGGTGTACCGTCTGCTCGACGAGGGCGCGATCCCCGCGCGGCGCATCGGGCGCCAGTGGCGGGTCCACCCGGAGGCATTGGAAACGTGGCTACGAAACGCCGACGCGCACCCGCACACACCCTGCGCGTCTACGACCGCGGCGGCACCTGGTGGGTCTACGTCCCTGAACGCGGGCGAGGCCGCGAACGACTCTCCCTCGGGCTCGCCACCGCCGACGTCCCGCAGGCCGAAGCGTACCGCGTCGCTGCCGCGCGCTTCGGGGCGGGCGCCCTCGCTCCTCGCGCGGCTGAAGGCCGCTGCGAAGCTCTGACC